TGAATCCGAAGCTATTGAGACCGGGAGCGAAGTAGTTGAACCAGAGCCGGAGAAAGTAGCCGGAGAAGTCGTTGAGAATGACGAGAACGTACCGGACTTTATGAAAGATTAGGAGGTTGCCATGAGAGTTATATCACAGGACGGCACATTGGATTTTCCGTACGAAAATAGCATTGTTTTTATTGATACAAGGGCGAAAGAAGCAACATTTGTCCGGATGCAGGCAATCGGAGACAATGAGACTTCAATAACAGCTAAATATTCCACGAAAGAAAAGGCAAAGAAAGCCATGGAAATGCTTAGAGAAGAATATCAAAAATATGCAAGCCAGAATTACATGAAAGTATTTCAGTTCCCGGCAGAGGAAGAATTGGAGTAGCCTATGGAAGTTATATCAGTCTTAGAATCCGTGCAGAAAGGCATGAAAGATAACACTTACAATTTCTGCAAAGATGGAAAATGTAGCCAATGCGGTAACTGCTGTTCCAACCTTTTGCCAATGAGCAGAAAGGAAGTAGATGCAATTCACAGATATATCCGTAAGAACCATATCAAAGAGTGTAGGCACCTGCTTCCTACTGTGAATCGACCATATGATATGACATGTCCTTTTCTTGATACGGACAAGAGTTGCGAGAAATGCAGAATCTATCCGGTTCGACCAGAAATTTGCAAGCAATTTATCTGTGACAATGAGCAGAGGGCAAAGCATAATCGGGCATTGTTGGGACAGACAAGACAGATTATTGATGTGAGGAGTGAGTTTTATCACAGAAATGGAAAATAGGCAGAAAGAAAAAATTACAAAAAGCCGAGAACGCGTCAAAAAGTTTGGAGAAGTTTATACGCCGGGCTGGATGGTACAAAAGATGTGCAATATGTTGGAAGATGAAAATGGTGGTGCAGAGTGTTGGAGAGGAACAGTGTTGGAGCCTGCGTGTGGTACTGGAAATTTCCTTGTGGAAATCTTGAAACGGAAACTGTCAATAGGAATGACTGAAACGGAAGCTGCAGAGACATTATTCGGCATTGATATTCTGGCAGACAACATAGAAGAGAGCATACAGAGACTTACGGATCTTGCACCGACAGCAGAAAGTATATTCAGAAAGAACATTGTTCAGGGCAACTTTTTAAAACCGGAAGGAATATGGTTTTTGGAGGATGCCGAATGAGAGAAAAAGCGGAAGACCCTTATGTATCTCTTGGTATATGCTCCAGATGTCACAAAGGCATATTGGGAACGCAGTACAAAATGTGCGCTGAGTGCCGGGAGAAGAAAGCGAAGGTAGAAGCTAAGAGACTTGCAAGGGAAACACCGGAACAGGCAGAAGCACGGAAAGAAAGAGTCCGTACCAGATATTACATGAATAAGTCCAGTGGAATATGCGTGAAGTGTGGAAAACGTAATGCAGTATGCGGAACTGTTTTATGCAACAGGTGTTTGGCAAAGAGGCGTTCGTGCGAGAAGTCCACAAGCCAAAGGGAGTACCGGGAGGATAAAGGATTGTGCATAATCTGTGGTAGACCGGCGGTATCTGGAAGAAAGCATTGTGAGGAACATTTAAAGATGCTACGGAAAACAGTTGCAAATGCGGCAAGCCATATAGACTACACGAAACATCCTTGGATAATCGATAATAAACACATATTTGAAAATTGAGGTGAAAGAGGTATGAAACTTAAAACATTAGGTTCTGGTTCATCCGGTAATTGCTACATGCTGGAGAATGACAAGGAAGCTTTGATAATCGAAGCCGGGTTGCCTTTTATGGAAGTCAAGAAAGCACTGGATTTCAATGTGATGAAAATTAAGGCTGTGATTACTACCCATTTCCATATTGACCATAGTCTTTATAGCTTACAATATGTGCAAGCTGGCATTCCTGTTTTTGAACCATGCAGACCGCCGATAAAATATTCTGAAATGCGTTTTAGAAAAGGAAATTTTGACATAAGGGCATTTGAAAACCGTGATAAATCTGGAAGATGGCTACATAACAACGGAGACGGTTCAGAGTGCCCGTGCGTTGGGTTTTACATTACGCATCCAGAGATGGGAAGCCTTGTGTATGCAACAGACACGGAATACGTCAGATGGAGATTTAATGGTGTTAATCACATCATGGTGGAAGCCAACTATGATATGCAGTTTGTGAACCGAGAAGAGCCAAATTACGAACACAGATTAAGAGGTCATATGAGCTTACCAACGGCACTTGACTTTATTTCTACTAACGATAATCCGGCATTGCGAAATGTCGTTCTAATACACTTATCAGATAAAAGCGGAGATCCCGCACTATTCAAACAAAGGACAGAAGAAACAGTTAAATATGGAGCAAATGTTTATATTGCAGAAAAAGGATTAGAGGTTGATATGAACCTTTGCCCGTTTTGATAGGTTGAAACACCAATGTGAAAGCATAAAAGAAACCAGTTTATGCGGTATCTGACTTTGGTATGGAATTTAATATATCACAAAACTAAATTGAAAGCCATGAGATACCTTTGGCGGTTGCTAAAAGTGACCGCCAGAAAGGAGAATACGTGTTAATAATTGAGGATAAAGGACAGAAAGAGGGCTTACATATCCTTAAGAATAGATATTTTAAAAGCCACGATATGGAAGTCTTGCGTGCACCATTGCCGGTTGGAGATTACATAATTGCCACAGACAAGGTAGCGGATGTTATCCGTAGAAAATCAGATAGAAAAATGGAACTTAAAAAGATGGATTTTCTTGGCACATATGATGTTTCCGTTGACACGAAAAAAGACATGCAGGAAATTGCTGGGAACATCTGTGGAAGAGCACATCCGAGATTCCGTGACGAGTGTATTTTGGCGCAGAACAACGGAATTAAGTTATATGTGCTTATTGAAAATACAGACAAGGTGTATTCCGTCAATGATGTATTTACATGGCATAATCCTCGAGTGGACCGGTATAACAATATTGCATATATGCACACACTTGGAAAATTGCTGAATGTATCGCTACCGAAAACAAAGCCGACATCTGGCAAGGTATTGGCAAAAGCTATGTTGACAATGCAACTTAAGTATGGCGTTGAGTTCGTATTTTGTCGCCCGGAAGATGCTGGGGCAAAGGTTATTGAATTGCTTGGAGGTAGTGAAAATGGCGGAGAATAAGCGGTATTACTGGCTTAAACTGATGGATGATTTCTTTGATAGCAAACGAATCAAAAAACTCCGAAAGATGGCTGGTGGCGATACATATACGATCATCTATCTTAAGATGCAGTTGTTGTCGTTGAAAAAAGGTGGCTATCTGGAATATTCCGGATTGGAAGATGAATTTTACAAAGAGATCGCCCTTGATATTGACGAGGACGAAATCAATGTTCAAGTAACGATTCAGTATCTTCTTTCCTGCGGATTGCTTGAAACATCAGATTCCATTGAGTACAAGTTGCCATTTGTGCAAGATAACCTAGGAAGTGAGACTGCAAGTACAAGAAGAAGTCGTAAATCTAGGGAAAATGCACAAAAAGCGTTGCAATGCAACAGTGGAGCAACGGAGTGCAACATTTTGCAACAAAATTGCAATGTAGAGATAGATATAGAGAAAGATATAGATACAGATATAGAGAAAGAGAAAGAAAATACAAAAGAAAGCGTGCCTGCATCTGATTTGGACTTTGACGCGGAATGGGGATGGGAATACACGATCAATGCATATCCAAAGAAAACGTCGTTAACGTCTGCCAAGGTAGCATGGATGGACAAGCTTTTAGAAGTTATCGAGCCGAACAGGAAAGCCGTTGCAAAGCTGATATATGAGGCTACAGTGGCATATGTTACTGACTATATAGAGAAGAATCCGGATGATACGAATTATCGCTACATACCAAAATACGGAGACTGGCTGAAAGAGGATTGCGATTACTGGATTCGTCAAGTTGAGAAACGAAAGCGAGGTGAGAGCAGTTGACGGAAGCAGAAATTGGAGTGATCGGATGTGTATTGATTGACAATGATTCCATGTACAAGGTTTATAACAAATTGAAGCCGGAAATGTTCAGCTCTGAATTTTGCCAAGATGCTTTTGCTGAAATGCTTGCCATGTATGATCGTGGAGAAAACATTAATGTCGTTTCACTGTCTCAGTCACTTGAAAACCACAAATGGGAGCCGGAAATAATTGCAAGCGAATTGAAAGAATGCATATCTGTTACCCCAGTCTCAACGGCAATAAAAAGTTATGCGGATGCAGTCATTAAGGATTGGCGGGTAAGGGAAACAAAAAGCCTTTTCCAGAGAGTGAGCCTTAGACCATGTGATATTGATAATTCGATCGCGGAAGTTCTTACAAGGCTTGAAGAAATCCAAGTTAATCAGTTGAAGAAATCTAAGTTGATGAAGCAAATCGTATCAGAGAACAAAGATAAATACTTCAATGATGATGTTGGAGAGGACAGGGTAAAGACAGGATTTTACCATCTTGACGATTGCCTTGGCGGTCTTGAAGGCGGAGACATTACAGTTGTTGCTGCGAGACCGGGAGTTGGTAAGTCTGCTATTGTGGCACAAATAATCGAGAATATGGCAAGAAAAGGCTATAACACTTGTTACTACAACATGGAGATGAACAACAGTCAGATTTATGAAAGGTTTGTTTCAAGAATGTCAAAGATTGGTCTGACAAGAGTTCGCAGGGCAAAGGCTTTTCTTGGTGGAGAGAAAGAAGCCTTTGACAAGGCAAATGATGAGCTTGAAAAATATCCGATCACAATTGACGATCAGACAAATGTTATTGAGGAAATAAGAACGCAATGCAGGCATCAAAGATATGACGTGATCGTAGTTGACTATCTGCAATTGGTACGGTGTAACCGGAAGTTCAATAATCGTGCATCCGAAGTCGGGGAAGTTTCGAAGCAATTCAAAGCACTTGCGAGAGAGCTTCACGTTCCGATCATCCTATTGTCACAGCTTAACCGAGTATCGGAAATGAATGTAACGAAAGAGCCTACAATGTCCGAATTAAGAGAATCCGGAGATATTGAGCAGGATGCTTCCAATATTATTCTTATGTGGAATTTGGATGAAGACAGAAAATTTAAAGGCTTGAAAGTTGAAAAGAATCGACAGGGTACACCGTTTAGAGAAGTTGTTCAGTTTGAAGGTGATCGTATGGAATTTATCGAGCGAACCGAAACCATTGAACAGATTCAAGCACGGATGCGACAGAAAGACGGTTTCCGAGAAGTATGTGGCAGCACACCATTTGATTAAAAGGTGAATGATTATGGCAAGTAAGAAATTTGAAAAAGGTTCCGAAGAATGGCAGTTTTTTAATGACTATTATAAATTCCGGCAGCAGTTTTATGAAGCTGATAACGAAGATGAGTGGTTCCAAGGAATGATGGAAGCAGGGGAAATGCTAATTAAAAAATATGCACGGACAAATATATCAAAATATGTTCAAAGTCTTGTATTTAGCCATTTTGAGGATGTAGAGAGGAGATGGAAGAGCAAATGAGTAATGCACTGGCAAGAAAGAAAAAGCGGATGCAGCCACTTGGATATTCCAAGAGTGAACTGATCGGAATACAGAGACACGCCAAGGCACAAAGCAATGCGGATTATCTAATAGAGGAATCCTATTATAACGTCCGTATGATGGCATATCAGGCACTGCATGATAAGTTCGGATTCGGACACAAAAGAATCATAAAGGTTGAGCAGACTATTGATGCATATGTGGAGAATGCAAAGGATGGAACGACAGGCGAGGAACTTGGTTTTTATCTGAAAGATAAATGCAAGATTGACGTGCGAGAGGAAACTAATAAGATTCCGTATCGTGAGAGCTTTTATCTGGTAGAGAGAAAGATTGCACCGAACTGCATGATACAGGCAAATAAGTTTTTACTGGCACAGGTATTTAATTATTTTGCTATGTTGGGTGTCTGCCTTAAAACACAGTTTAAATTTTCGGGAAATCAGATCAGACAGGTTTATGAGAGAATCAGATATTTAATTAACTGCCTTGCTACCGGATATGAAACCATGACAGGGATCGCAAGTGTTTTGGAATGGGAATGTAAGTACATTGACAAGCGTTTTATCGGAAAGACGTATGAAATATAGGAGGAATGGTTGACGGACAAGTTAACTGTGGAACTGCAGGATGGATATTTTGTGGAGATTGATTCTCTGAATCACACCCTGAGACAGAGATATGCCGGACAGGATAAGGACGGCAATGAAAAAGAAAGCGTTCGAACAATCGGATATTTTGGAGACATGAAACAGTGCATTAAGGCTTTGTTAGAGCGTTATCCGAGGGAGTTATCTGAAAAAGCACAGATTTCCTTTGATGAATATTTAGAACTGTTGGATAAGGCTTATACGAGGTCAGAACAGCTTGTAAACAGTCTTGGAAAATGACGGAGGTATAAATTGCACAGAGAAAGCAAAGAGAGACGCAGAATCATAGCAGAGATGGAAAACCGTCAGACGAGAATGCCGAAGCATCCAAACCCGGATGCATTGAGAAATTTTAAGGAAGTACCGTATCAGTTGCGGTACGGGAAGGAGAAAAAGGATGCTGAATAAAGAGAAATACATGAATGAATTATTGGAGTTTGCATGTACAGACAATAAGTTTGCTATTACGAAAGATGGAAAGCTTCGGGAATGTCGTGGTGTAAGATGCAACGAGTGCGCGTTTGAAAACGATGGTATGGCTAGTTGCGGCGATTCACGCAGAAAGTGGATGGAACAGGAGTACAAAGAACCACAGGTTGATTGGAGTAGAGTTCCAGTTGATACACCGATTTATGTTAGATACCGCAGCAGCGACGAATGGGAGAAAAAACATTTTGCTAAATTCGAGAACAATTATGTGTATGCGTGGAGCGATGGAAAAACATCATGGAGCACCACTAATGGATCTACAATGGTATGGGAGCATGCCAAACTGGCAGAGAGCGAGGATCAGAATGAAAATAAGCAGGATTAAAAACCGGATATCTGAGGTAGCAACAGAAGCCTGCGGGTATTCTCCACTAACAAAAGTGGTTTCGGAGGAAGAAATCAACAGGATTTTGGAGCAGGAAAGCGGATGGATTCCAGTAGATGAGCAGATTCCTAATACTGATAAATATATCCTGGTATCGTTTGAAAACTTTACTATTCCAGATGTCGGAAGATATGAAACTGATGAAGATGGTAACGGTGCGTTTTATCCGGGGGATGATGACAAAAGCTATGCAAAATATGGATTATTTGTAAATGCTTGGATGCCACTGCCGGAGTCGTACAGCACAGATGCAGAAAAGCCACATATTGAAAAGCCACAGACCAATGCAGACCGGATCCGGAGCATGACGGATGAAGAACTTTTAGATTTCCTTTGCTCAATCGAAACATATGAGCAGGGTAGCGTAAAGACCATTGAGGGCGGCGTAGCAATGTGTTCTGTTACAGAGGTGGAACAATGGCTTAAGGCAGAAAGTGAGGGATAGCATGGAGAGAGCGGAAACAACAAGGTTTCTCGGAGAACTGCTTGTAAGTAGCCGATTTAGCGGCATGGGTAAATACTGGGCGAGTGAGGTTAGCATTGACGCGTTCACAACTGCCGGGAAGGGTGGAAGAGTAGATTTCATGCAGTTTGAACCGCCAAACCAATACGCAGTGTCATCGTTGGAAAAGGGAATTTTTATATGCTACGAAATCAAGAGTTGCAAAGAGGACGTATACAGCGGGAATGGTCTAAACTTCTATGGTGAGAAAAACTACATAGTAACCACGATGCAGTGTTATAAAGATATTCTTTCAGACTTGAATGATAGAACTTTTGAAAAACATCTTATTAAAACAAATCCAGAATCTTCCAAGAATTTTGGAATTATAGTGGCTGTTCCGTGGATGCGGGATAAATATCAGGAGTTTGAAGAACCGACACGGGTATCGGATGATGTATCATGGAGACTGGAAATAATAAAGCCCTGCATCGTGGGAAGCAGAAAAAAGTCTATGACGGAAATGCTGTTTTGTATGATGCGGAGCGGACATTAAATTTGAGAAAACGAGGAGTGGTATGGAAAAGATGACAGACGGAACATGCAGTATCTTAAATGATACTTGTCTGGAAAAGAATATTATGGACTGCCGGTATTGTCAGTTGCATAGCGTTGTTGAAGATTACAGAGACCGGGTATACAGGAAGCAGGAGGAGAACGATGGAGAGATGGTAATTGGAGAGGAATTTGTCCGTGTATTCCTGATACTGTCTGCCAGTGCACAAGACTTGAGGATAAGAACGGTAAACGGGTCTTTGAGAATGATATTCTTAAGGATAATGTTATTTATGGTGTTGTCAAATGGGATGATGCAAATGCAAGATACATTATTGATGACAGAGAAGATGGATATCAAGATTATTCTGAATGGTTGCATGAATGTGAAATTATCGGCAACATATTTGATGATCCGGAACTATTGGAGGCATAGTCAGGATTAAAGGCAGAAAAGTATGCGATCCGTTGACCGGAGTATGGAGCACTGGATATTGGATCAAGGATGACTAGAGCAATTATTATCCTGTGTAGGTGGAAAGGAGCTGCAATGGTGAATGAAAAAATAAATAGCTGGACATTTGAAGAAACCGTTAAAACAGCTGAAAATCTTATGAAGAATGAGAAAAATATATTTAAGTGGGATGTATTACGGCATCTGAAAGATTTTGCGGAAACATATCAGAAAGAAATACAGCAATACCGCACGATCGGAACAGTGGAAGAATGCCGGGCGGCGGTGGAAAAGCAGACAGCGATTTCCAGAGAACTCATTGAGGGGAAATATTTCTGCCCGAAGTGTCATAACCTAATGCCTTATCCAGGATATTGTGGGTGCGGTCAGAAAGTGTATTGATGAAAGAAAGGAAGATAAAAAATGAGCGAAGAACTTAAGCCATGCCCGTTCTGCGGCGGAAACGCAATGTTCTTAACCATTACAAATAAGTCATCACAATCATCTGTTGGGGTAATGTTCAAAATCAAATGTATGAAATGCAGAATAGAATTTCCAAAAAGCTATGAATGTGAGATGTACATGGATCAGGACGGAGGCATCAGAACAGGGAAAGACGAGCGAACGAAAGCAACTACAGATTGGAACAGGAGGGCGAACGATGAGACTGATTGATGCGGATGCGCTGAAGAAAGATTTAAAATCGGTTACTTTAAGCAATGGAACTTTAGTAAATACAAATGCAGTATTGTATTTACTAGAAGAATATCCGACGGCTTATGATGTAGACAAGGTTGTGGAGCAGTTGGAAGAAGTTGAAAAAATAATGACATCACCAGTGAACAAAGATTGTTTTGGAGAAGAGTGTAGAGCATCGGACTGCACGGTATGCCTTATTAGTAAAGCAATCGAGATTGTGAAAGGTGGTGGAGTGAATGAATAAACCATGCGAGCATTGCGACAAGGCAGATTACAAGAAATATGGTAGTGACTATTTTAAGTGTAAAAAACCTTGCGAAAGAGCAAAAATGTGCAAAAGGAATAATGAATCGTTTATGAAGATGTTGAGAGGTGGTGGAGTAGATGAAATGGAAGAATAAAACAGTGGTAGAGCTGTCTGGTATCTCGTTAAGCCCAGGCATCAGGGAGCTTGCCCGTGCTGTAAATCATAATGCCGAGACCTTGAAAGAAGCAGTACAGAAGATAGAAAAATTGAACGAGGAAGTTGAGCAATTAAAGGGAGGCGGTGTAAATGACAATTAATCCGATTTTATTCAATACAGAAATGGTTCGGGCGATTTTGGACGGGAGAAAGGGTGCGACAAGAAGAATTGTGAAAGGCTTTATTCCTGATGATGCTGTATGGGGATATACCGCTTTTACACATAAAGTGTACATATCGTGTAGAGGTACATTTGCAGATGGGGATGGAGAGAAATTTTTTAAGTTGCCTTGCGAGCCGGGCGATATCCTGTATGTCCGAGAAACATGGAAAAAGGCGCCGAACGGATACTATTACTACGAAGATTGGCAAAGAAATGATATTGCAGATATTACAAAATGGAAACCATCCATTCACATGCCAAAAGAAGCCGCACGCATCTGGCTTAAGGTTATGAATGTGAGGGTGGAGCGGTTGCAAGAGATCACGGAAGTGCAAGCACAAGCTGAAGGATGCAATAGCGGATTGCTTACCGGGGCGTGTACCGCAAGAGGACAATTTGAAGACTTGTGGAACTCCACCGTCAAGAAATCCGACATTGACCGCTACGGCTGGGATGCTAATCCTTACGTTTGGGTGATATCGTTTGAACGGTGCGAGAAGCCGGAAGGAGTGTGAATATGCCTAAAGCAATATTGGCAATAGATATGCCGGAATCGTGCAGTAAGTGTAAATTCATGTACGAATTTCAAGGAATTAAAAAATGCCAGCTCATGAATGTGTTAAACAATGGTGCTTCGAAATTATCACAAAGCACATTCACCGAGAAACGGCATGATTGGTGTCCCCTCCGGGAGTTGCCAGAGAAGATACCAGAGTTGAAATCTGGTTATGAAGATCTCGGCACATCAATACGTCGGGTGGGTTGGAATGCCTGCTTAGATGAAATTTTAAAATAAATTGAAAGGAGTGAGATGTTTGCCATCAGATTGGATGATTTAAAAGCAATAAAACGATGAATTTATTGCATAAAACACAACATAATTAAATTTAAAGTGCACTATTGTAGATGTGTGCACGGAATATAAGAAAGGAGCCGGAACCTATCCGGATAAAAGGCGCGCCGGGTTCCTTTCAAAAGAAAATGAAGAATAGTGAATTAAAAGAATATGTAAACAGCTTTCCGGATGATGCACCGGTGAGTATTATCTGCGCGAATCCAAGAAAAAGAAAACTGTACAAGTTGGAAAATGTAATATGGGTGACAGACCAAGGGCAGCCTTTGATCCTTATTGACATTGGAAAAGAATCGGATATGGATGCAGAAATGAATACCGCAGAAGAAAAGATAGGGAAAAAAGAAGCGTAAAAACATGTAGAAACAGTACATTAGATAATGTTTTAGGAAAAGCAAGAGAAGCCGGCATGAGTTACGGAAAATATGTGGCAATGATGGACGGTACACCGAAGATCTGGCAGGGAGAAGAATAAAAAATATAAGAGGAGAATGGCTTATGAAGTTTTCAAAACTGACTAAGCCAGAGCTTGAAACAATTATTGAAAACGCCAATTTCACGGAGCAGGAAGAAGAAATATTTTATCTTCTTGCCCGTGGACTTATTTCAAAAGAAATAGCCATGAGACTATGCGTATCAACAAGAACAGTGGAAAGAAGAATTTTTGATATTAAACAGAAAGTAAAAAAGTTAGAAGGTGAGTTAAACGGGAAATCTTTCAAATAGTGAGTTGTTGAATATTGCCATCGAAAATGGTATTATCAACATAGACACCATTCAGAAAAAAATTGAAATGAACGAAAGGAAAAAATTTATTGAAAAACACACTTACAGCATTTGGCAAGGAAAAGATGGAAAGTTTTACACATATTTGCCAGATGAAGATAATAAGAGAGGAAAGAGACTTGTAAAGAGAACATCTGAAAAAGCAATTGAAGATGAAATAGTAAAGTTCTATAAAGCTAAGGAGGATGAACCTACAGTTATTCAGGTATATTCTAATTGGATTTCTGAAAAACTTGAATATGGTGAAATAACAAGACAGACAAAGGACAAGTACGAGACAAATTTTAAAAGATTTTTTGAAAATAAGTATTTGCCGATTGCAAATAGAAAAATCCGGTACATTGATGAAGAAATATTGGAATCATTCATAAAAACAGCTATTTCAAAACTGGAACTTACGCAAAAAGCTTATTCTGATATGCGGATATTGATTAACGGAATTTTCAAATATGCAAAGAAAAAACATTATACCAGCCTGAGCATAACCAGTTTTATGGGTGATTTGGAAATTTCGGAAAAGTCATTTAAAAAGAACCATAAGTCAGACTGCGAATTGGTATTTTCTAAGGATGAGGAACTTTTAATTGAACGATTTGTAATGGAAAATGAGCCTACATTGATAGAACTTGGCATTATTTTGGCATTTAAAACAGGATTGAGAGTTGGGGAAATATCTACCCTCTCATGGTCTGATGTCGGAGAAAATAAGATACATATATCAAAGACAGAAATAAGATATAGAGATGATAATGGCAAATATGTATTTGATGTTCAAAATTTTCCTAAAAGTGATGCCGGGTTTAGAGATGTTATAATTACCGCAGATACCAAAGAACTTATGAGAAAAATAAAAATGCTCAATCCATTTGGGCAATATATTTTTATGAAAAACGGTAAACGAATAAAAGGTCAGGCATTTACAAGGCGGCTATATGTGATATGTGATAGAATAGGAATTGGTGAACGTTCAATTCACAAGGCAAGAAAGACATATGCAACAAAGTTGATAGATGGAAATGTTCCAGAATCGGTAATAAAAACACAAATGGGGCATACAGATATCAGAACAACTCTCGATCATTACTATTTTAATAACAAGACAGAGAGTGAAATGCAGGAATATATTGCAAAAGCATTATCAATGTAAAAGGTAACACGAGGTAACACCTTTGGAGATAAAGAAATTCAGTATTTATGCGGGTTTGAGAGAATTGATACCGAGTTCGAATCTCCCTTCCGCTACTTTATTTTTATTTAAGAAAACCTTGTGAAGCCTTGATTTTACTGAAAGAAAGGAGTTTTTGAATGGTGTCTTTTCTAAAGGTCAAAATCAAAGGTAACACTAAAGGTAACACGAACGGATGTATGGACGCTTAATGCGTTCTTTTTTTTGTATTTTTTGACGGCAAACTGTCGGAATCGTGACGGTTTTGCCGCCTTTTTTTATGCAAAAATATAATCAAAGGGAGGGATGGTGGTGTTTTCAGATGAAGTTCTTGAAAAAATTTTTGCCAGAAAAGAGTTACAGTCCTTGGACTTGTCAACGCAGTCGTCTATCATACACGCAATAGAAGATGTTTTAGAGGAGGTCAAACAGGATGAATATGAGCGGAGCATACCAGAATCCGATTTATAATCAGCAGATGCAGCAATACGGGCAGCAGTACGCATACAATCCGTATATGAATCAGCCACGCATTGATAATACACAAAATTATATGCAGGCACCGCAGCAAATTCAGCAGCAGATCCCGGTTCAAACTTTTGGCATAAATGGAAAAGTAGTTCCGGCGGTAGAAAACATCACTGCCAATGATGTGCCAATGGATGGCAGCGTTGCATTTTTCCCAAAACAGGATATGACAGAAATATACGCTAAAAGTTGGAACGCAGATGGCACAATTCGCACAATCGTTTTTAAGCCAGTTTCGCATGATACTGTTAGCAATTTATCGCATGATACTGAAAAATTGAAATTTGACCTATCAGACGAGTGCACAGGTGCATTTATGCAGAAGTTTGATGAACTTTTTGGGAAGATTGAACAGATAGAAAACCGATTAGATAAAATTCCAAGCAGTCAAAGAAAAACTTCACAGGTAAAAAAGGAGAGTGATCCAGAATGAATCCGGCACAATTATTGTTAAATCAAATGATGAATTCTCCGCAGGTTCAAAACAATCCTATGGCAAAAAATGCCATGCAAATGTATCAAAGCGGAGATACAGGTGGACTTAAGACAATGGCAGAGAATCTCTGTAAAGAAAGAGGAATTACGGTAGATGAAGCAAAACAAAAGGTTATGAATATGTTTAATCATTAGTACATTTTGGGTTGCGCGCATAATAACCGGTTATCCCATTTGTAAATAAATCAGATGGAGGTAAACAAAATGTTTAATGGAAACGCATCGCCTAGTCTTGCTGATATTGCAGCAGTGACAGGAAACGGAAGAAACAATGATGGTATGTGGGGCGGCGATGGCTGGTGGGCTATCATTATCTTCGCTATGATCTTTGGCTGGGGCGGCTTTGGCGGCAATGGCTGGGGAGGAAACGGAGGTATGGGAGCGACAGCATCTGCATACACCGACTCTGCAATTCAGCGTGGTTTTGACACGCAGGCTATCATCGGAAAGTTAGATGGTATCACAAATGGTCTCTGTGATGGATTTTACGCACAGAATACCGCCGTTATGAACGGTTTCCATGGTGTAGACAATGCAATCTGCAACCTTGGCTACCAGACACAGCAGGGATTTAATACCACAAACGTGACACTTATGCAGGCGCAGAATGCTTTACAGTCCCAGTTGGCTAATTGCTGCTGCGAGACCAGGGAAGCTATCCAGGGTGTGAACTACAATATGGCGCAGAACACTTGCGCATTACAGAACACCATGAACAGCAACACCAGAGACATTATCGACAGCCAGCAGGCAGGAACAAGGGCAATCCTTGATTACCTGTGTCAGGAAAAGATTTCTTCCTTACAGGCAGAAAATAATGACTTAAGAAGAGCCGCATCACAGGATCGCCAGTCTGCATTGCTCACTACCGCAATGTCAGCGCAGACACAGCAGATCATCAACGCTGTAAATCCGGCTGCAATCCCGGCATATGTTGTTCCAAATCCTAACGCTTATGCGTATGGCTGTGGATGCAACACAGGATGTAGCTGCTAAAAGTAGCTGCTAAAAGTAGCTGCTACACAAAATTGAATAATTGAGTATCTTAATTGAGTTTAACTCGATTATGTCTGCTGTGCAGTATTGCTTATAAACACAAAGGGCAGACTATAATGTTTGCCCTTATTTTTGAAAGAGAGGTAAATAATTATGGCAGAATTTACAGGAATTGCAATTCAAACTGTCGCGCAGGGAGAAGATGTAGCATTTACAGAAACTCCGGTATGCGCAACAAAATGCATTGTTCATAGACAGGGAAGTGGCATTGTTAAATTAAGAGGACTTACAAATCAGTGCCGGGCAAGATTTTTGGTATCTTATTCCGGGAACATTCAAATTCCTACCGGTGGCACAGTTGAAGCTATTTCACTGGCTATTGCAATTGACGGAGAACCGTTGCAGTCAACTCGAATGATTGTTACACCGGCGGCAGTTGAAAACTTCTTTAACGTTTCGGCGCAGGCATATGTGGACGTTCCTCGCGGTTGTTGTGTTACGGTAGCGGTACAGAATACGTCTACGCAGTCAATCGAAGTTCAGAACAGCAATTTAATTGCAGTCCGGGAAGCGTAAGGAGGGCGGTTTTATGGATATTAAGAGAATGCACGAAATGATCGAAAAACTGTCTGAAAGCGCAGAGTGTGAGTTTGCAAAAGGTATCGAATGTGTAGATACAGAAGAGATGGGAAAAGTCACGGACATGCTTAAAGACCTTGCGGAAGCCATGTATTACCGGACGCTTACAAAATCAATGGACGAATCAGACCCAGAGCAGGTTCTTGATATGTTTGAGCGTTACGGAGACGGCAGACGGTATTATGACCGTTACCGGTATGCAGACGGCAGATTTGCGCCAAAGGGAAGAGGAACGCGGAGAGGATATGACGAACCTCCGTACTGGCACATGACACCGGAAATGTACCGGGAAATGGAACACGACCGTGATATGGATCGTCACTCTGGCAGAATGTATTACACAGAACCTAAAATGGCACCAGATGGTGGAATGCGTGATCGCAGAGAGGGTAAAAGCGGAATGAGCCGCAGAAGCTACATGGAAAGCAAAGAGCTTCACAAAGGCAATACGCCGGAGGACAAGGACGCAAAGATGCATGACCTTGAAAAATACATGAAAGAGCTTTCGGAGGATATGGCGGAACTTATCTCCGACATGACGCCGGAAGAGCGCACAATGACAAAAAGCAAGCTGTCAACGCTTGTTTCCAAAATGTAATGGCAGGGGCAGAAATGCCCCTGTTTGTTTGAACATTGACAACTGAATATCAGCTAGTGATTTGTGGATTTGAAAATCTTAAAAAAAGTATTGACTTTTTGGTAATCATAAATTAAAATAAATTTGTGGTAATCAAAAAGTGAGGTGGTAAAAATGAGCCCACGCACAGGCAGACCGAAAAGCAACAAGCCAAAGCAAACACAATTAGGTGTTAGGTTTGACAATGAACAACTCAACGAGCTAGATATTGTGGCGAAACATTATGGAGAAACAAGAGCCGAAAGCATAAGAAGAGGTGTCAAAAAGTTGTATTCGGAAATAAAAAAAGAGTAGTTGTTTGACCGCTAAATCATTAACAACTACTCCAAACCGAGATAACTCTCTGTGAAATATTTTATCATAGAGAGCATCTCTTTTCAAGAAAAAATTGAAAGGTAGGAAAAATCTATGACCAGAAACGAAACAATCGAGAAAATAGCAGAACTTTTGAGCACGCAGAGCATCTATGTATGCGAAGCAATATACAAAGCCGCAAAGAACATTTCCGAACCGCAGGAAGAGAAAGGCGGTGAGAGATGAAAGAGCAGTTAATTACAGAAATCCAGAGCATACAGGACGAGAAGTTTTTACAGTTTATTTTGAATACGATACTTTCATTTAAGAAGAAATGGGGGATTTGCTGATGAATGATATTCAGATTTCAGAAAACAAAGAAGAACTGACACTGACAACTATTGACATTGCTGACATGATGGAGATGCCGCATTGGCAGATTTTAAGAAAACTTGAGGGCACGAAAAAATTCAAAGGAATTATACAAATTCTTAACGACAACAAAATTGTTGTGGTTGATTATTTCATCAAATCATCGTATACAGATGATAAAGGAGAGGAAAGACCATGCTACAAAGTAACCCGCATGGGCTGTGAGTTCCTCGCAAACAAATTTAACGGGGAAAAGGGAATTGTCTTTACTGCTCGGTATGTGAAGCGCTTCCACGACATGGAACAGGCTCTGAAAAATACGCAGGCTGAAATTCCGGAGAAAGACCCGTTTGCACGCTGGAGCATCGTAAAAAAGATAGAAAGTGGTAAATGGTTTAATAAAAATAACTGGAAACTCAAAATTATCTGTGACCGGTTCGGATGGACGAGAAAATTTTTATATCACAAAATTCTTGTGGAATTGTCTGACTTACATAACTTAGAACTTGTGGAAAAGTTCTATACAGTCACATATGGGCATAAACCGGAGTACAAGATGGACTTGCTAGACTACAGCAAAGAACTTGCTGGAACAGCAACAAGGTACATTAATTATTTGTTGATTGAAGAGCAAGAAGAATAACTTTAAATTTAGAAATCACTGGCTGATATTTGGCTGGTGGTTTCTTTTTTTGGAGGTAAAATATGTTTGTGATAAATGGTATTGAATGGGAAATAAAATTTGTCCGCGGTGCAAGCAGTAAGCTGATGCGATCTGATGGCTCTATCATCCTTGCTGTGACAGATTGGAACAACAGGGCTATATATGTTTCAGATAAACCGAAAAATGGCTATTTGCGCAAAATACTGGCTCATGAACTTTGTCATTGTTTTTGCTTTTCCTATAACATTCATATGCCGATTGAGCAGGAAGAGTATCTTGCGGACTGGATCAGCCTGTACGGTACTGATTTGATCTATCTTTTGGATGATCTGATGTCAAACATTGATTGGAGGGCAGCATAGTGGACAAAATAGATGAATTGCTGCGGTATATTCACAGAACAAACCCGGAAATGACAAGGGAAAAGCTGATAAATGAACTAAGCAGAAGTGATTACGCCGCACGTTCTTTGCTTTTCACAAAAGAAGTTGTTTGTCAAGAAGAAAAATAGTAAAATGTTTTTGGGGTGATAGTATTGTACAATGGATGTCATACATCTTTTGATGTTATGAAAGAATATATGATCTATGGAGCGGAGCTTGATGAAAAATATCAGATCCCGATTGTCCCGGCATGCAGCTTGGATTATTTGCCGGAGGACTCCATAGATTTTGGAGAGAGCTTTTCACAAAAGATAAAAGGGCATAGAAAATTAAATGTGAATTTCTATATTGACGATTCAAAGTTTCAAAGACTGTGGAATAACCCGGATAAATACCTAGAGCACTTGAAGTGTTTCCACTCGGTCTGTATGCCGGATTTCAGTATTGCTACAGGCGATTGTGGTATGCCGTTTGCTTTGAATCTGTATAATGTGTACCGGAATCATGCGCTTGCACATTACATGCTGCTGAACGGGATCCGCGTTATACCGTCCGTAGGCATCCCGGACAAAGATAATTATGATCTTTGTTTTGCCGGGTACAGTAAGGGTGGTGTGATCGCTGTATGCACAAATGGAAGAGTGCGGGCAAAGGCGGCACGGATAGAGTTTTGCGAGGGATTCAAAGTTATGATCGACATGTTGCAGCCACATACAGTGTTGATCGTCGGGAAGATACCGGATGAATTAAACACCGATGTAAAGATTGTAAATTATAAATCACGCAACCAGAAGGTCAATGAGAGGTTTTCAAATGGGAACAAGAACAACAAAATCACAGAAAAAACAGAAACAGACTGAGAGTCAGAGGAAGAGAAGAGAACGAATTAGTCAAATTTCACAAGTTGCGAAATGACGCATAATAATTTACTGTGCATATTGTCTTTTCACAGTTGGAATCTCATTTTTCAACTTTTGAATTTTTTTCTTCTTGGAAAACGGCTCGATTTTGAGATCAGAAATCAGAATTTTCACACCCCGGCGGGCTGCCGGGATAGTGCACATCGCTGTGATCAGCAGGCCGGCATTGTCTGACATGCTGCCGGATGCCAACGCGGCAAGATGAACACAGTGTTTACAGGCTTGCAACGTCGTAAAAACGATTTACAGACGTTTCGCGTTGTAAATATATAAAAGCACTGCATAGCCTTGCGCAAGCCTTAAAATGGCTTATACGTGTTCGCTTAAGCGCATTATATGACCGGGCGTATATCTTGTCAAGTTGCAATATATCCGGACACTGGAAAAAGCCGGGATGATTCCGGCTTAAAATTCCTCTATTTCCGCAGCATTTTGCTCCCATTCTGGAAGCGTTTTGAAAACTTCCCAAGCATCGTCGAACGTTTTAAAGTCCGTTCCTTTGCCGTCATTTCTGAAAAATCCATCTTCAACGCTATAAACACTTCCCATGCATGTGACTTGAAAAACTGTCTGTGCTCCGTTCGGATAAGTCATTTATAAATCCTCCTAAAAAAATAATATTCCCTTACGGGTAGAACCGCCGCCGGCAGTGGTTCCGGCGTGCATCCTCTGCGGCGGTTATTATGCTTTTTTATATCCGTTTTCAGCAGCATATTTTTCAAGCTCTTCCAGTGTTTCAAATGTTGTCACAATTCCGCCGAATCCTTTTGTAATTCGGTCGATTGTATACATGCCACAGTCATACAGGCATGCATAAAAGTTTATTCTGCCTTTTTTTAATAAAAATAATTTTCTCATACTTCAATTTTCCTCCATATTCAAATTTTTTGGTAAAAGCAAGCCGGGGAATCGAACCCCGGTAAACGCCGCCGCTTGCCTAATTTATAAAATTGTGCGAACCTCATTATAATCATCATTTAGCTCTATCAGATTAAATAAATCGTGTTTTTCTCCTAACTCAAAATACTGATTGATAGCATCCTCTTCGCTATCGGCTAAAATTATTTCGAAATTATCGTCTTCGATCTCTGCTCTGTAATACTTCATAAGATCAACCATCCTTTCATTTTCCTATAGATACAGTTCCATAAGTCCCACATTTTTATTTTCAACTAAGACAACGCCTGGGCGGACAACGGAAACATACTGTTTTACAACGTTCTCGATTCGCTCGTTGCTGTAATACGGTGCCAACTTTTGGCGTGTGTATTCTTTCGCTTCTTCAAGTGTCATCATCTTCATAAAATCAACCATCCTTTCATCATGCGCCCTGTCTCATCGGTGCAGGTGGGGCAGTTCCTGCAGACGGTGGAACTTCCACCGTTTCGACTTAATTTTTCATTGCGCAACCAGTCCAAGTTTTACAAATTGTACCGTTACAACTTATACCGCATTTTTTACAGCTATAACACATGGTATTTAAATCGTTATAATAAATGTTATATGCTTCTTGTCTTTCCGCCTGTCTAATTGTAAGAACGCGCTCAAATGCTCTTTTTACAGTCGGGAGAACAGCCGCGCCGCTTTTAATCGCCTTGGCAAGCGCCGCCATTTCATCGGCTGTTTTATCGTAAATGTGTGAAATTATGTTATCAAATTCTTCTGCTGAAATATTAAGTTCTTTTAAATCCTGTTCGTATGTTCTCATGTTTACGCCTCCCTCTCAATTTCTACTTTCTCAATTCTTCCGGCTTTCATTTCTTCGATGATCGCCGCCAGTTCGTCAAGGATATTTCCCTCTTCTGGTTGCTGAAAAGTGTAAGTATCATTTATCTTTCCCTCAATTTTAATTTTAACTTTCACGATCGTTCCCTCCTGTTTTTGTGTTCTTTGTTTTCCTGTTGAGATTATAATACACGATAATAGACTAAATAGCAATTGACAAAATACACAATAATAGACGAAATAAAACAATGGTTTGTTGTGCAACATGATACATGAAAATAGACGTTGACATGATATGAAAAATCTATTATCATATATAAAAAGAAAAGAGGTGTAAAGATGGCTAACTATGGAGATAATGGAAGAATAGACTTTTCTAGGCTGTGGCAGATTATGGATAAGAAGGAACTTAATAAGCAGTGGTTAAAAAATAATGGAATACATTCTAACACTGTGGCAAAATTGACAAAGAATGAAAATGTGACTTGCGAAGTTATATGTAATTTATGCAAACTTTTAAATTGTCAACCAGGGGACATCATGGAATATAAAAGAGGGTGATTGTTTGAAAAAGAATATTGTTTATCCAGAAAATAGAAATGGTGGTATATATGCCATAATAAATAAAGATAATGGAAGAATTTACATTGGAGAAACAGAGAACTTGAGAAAAAGAGCAAAAGCACATGTGAATTTATTAAAAGCTGGAAATCATTACTGTAAAGACCTTCAGGAAGATTATGACAATAATTTTAAAATTGAAATTATTGAATTATTAGAAATTCCCGGGCAATGTAAAAGTGAAGAAAGACTTTGCGCCGAAGATTATTATATAGCTTGCTTGCAGCAGAAAGGAGTAAACCTGTATAACAGTACAAGGGATAAAAATTGCAAGGAGAATTTTTTGTTTTATCATGTAGAATAGATAAAAGAATAACTGATATTATAAAAAATATAAATACATGAAAATAGACTATTGACAAATACATGATAATAGTCTATTATAATATTGTCGAAAGGCAATAGGCGAAAGCCGGAAAGGAGAAAAATGAGCGAAGATATGAGTGTATTTAAAAGTTACTTAAGAAGACTTTTGCAGGATCTGAAAGATTTAAAGGAAGTTTTAAAATCTAAGGATTATGAAAAAGCGGAAAAGATGGTCGATCAGCTGATCGATGATACTCAAAAAGGAATTGAAGACAATTAAAAGAAAGGGCTGGAGAAAATCCAGCCCGACACACAAAAACCATACCAAGTGAAATGTGTGCTATTTGAATATAGCACATCCAGAGAAGAAAGAAAAGAGGAAAAAGCTATGTTAAAGATTTTAAAAGAGTTAGGACAGATGGAAGGACATTTTGCAGTAGAAATTTTCAAGGTTGAAGAGTTAGGAATGATCGCAGTAGATCACGACACAAGCAACGGCGAGACGATGGAAGCATGGAAATGTGACAGTACAGGCGCGGCGCTGGATGAAGATACACCGAGTTTTAGAGTTAAAGAAATTAACGATCCTGTATCTTACGATGAGGACGGAGAACCGGATCAGTGGGAGCTGGT